CGTTCGCCATTATCAGCCCCCGACAGACAGTCGTTTAACCGCACTGCCCAAAACTTTGCGAAGGTTTTCGCCCAGTGTCCGCTCCATAAACTCTTGGGTGCGGCCCCTAACAAAATCATATCGCCCTGCTGGTATAGCACGAATTTTCATTAAATACACGGCCACACCACCAGAAACAGGTTTGCGCCGTCGAGCCTTAACAACTTGCGACTTGCGACCATATTCCAAAATGCGCGCATACCAAACGCGGCGTTGCACTGCTTTAGTCAAAAGCCCTACGCGCAAGCGCAAGGTTTTGGGAAATACCTTAAACGCCAGCGCCGCCCTCAGCTTGCCTGAACGTGATGGCGTCTCACTGCGCGCATAGGCCAGGATGGCAGGCGCATGGCGCTGATACGCGCTTACAATTTCCTTTTCGGTTTCCGGCCCGATGTTAGACAAGATGCGCCGAATGCGAACGCGGTCGCGTGTTGCAAACTGGCTTTTGCCGCGCGCCATTACGTTGGCACACCAGCCGTGGCCTGAATGACTAAATGCGTCCTGCGCCCGTCAATGTCTGCCACGCTGTCAATCCGCAGCGGCGTTTGTTGGGTGCTATCAATCCACATTAGTCGGCAGTCTGGCGTTACGTCACGGCGATAACGCATGTGCAATTTGTAACGCTGTTGGCCAATCGAAATAAGATCAGCCTCATCAATTTTTGTGCCGCCTTGTGGCAGCAATTCAGCCCAAACCGTTGCTATGCTGGCCCAGGCTGTCACCTCACCACCAGCGCCATCGCTGATGTTGTTTGGTGCCTCAATGCGCACCAGATGACGCATTTTGCCAATGCGCATTAGGACACCCGCTTAACGCGATAATGCGTGATCAAGCTGTCGTAGGCCATTGGCACCGTCACTGGCGATCGGTCACTATTCACCGCCTCGCGGTTCTCATACCAGTGGCCGATCAACAATAGCGCCGCTTGCCGCAAGCTAGACGGCACAGCATAATTGTTGGCATATCCGGCGTTATAGGTAACACGCACGCAACCGCTTACATTTTCAAGCTCTGGCCATGATACGCCATTGGCCGGCACAATCACCTTTGCGCCCAGATAATCCCGCAGCCGATATTGATTGGCCGCTAAAGTTTGCTGCGCGCCGTTTGGATCATCATACACAATTGACGTAACGCTGTTTGCTGGCCCACGCCACAGCGGCAGGCTGTGACCGTTCCAATTATCAAAGGCAATGGCCACGTCTCGCGCCCGCAAGACCAGCCCAGTGTCACCTTCCACCTTGTCCTGCGCCGCGCGGATGAGAGCAATGACAAAATCATCCTCTGCATCATCAACAATGCGAAGATGGGCCTTTGCCTCTGTAATGGTCACAGGTGCCGGCAGCGTATCAGACTGCTGCACGCGCACCAGAACCGATCGCTGGAACGTGCGGGCTGGTGTGGCGCTTGTCGTAACGGTTGCGGTGACAACCGCCAAGACGCCAGCAACAAACGCGGTGTTGCTAGGCTGATTGCATGTCAGCCAAAACTTGACGTTTTTGACAGCGGCAATGGGCGCATACGCACCAGAGCCAATGGCCAAACCAACAGCCGTTGATGCCGCGTCAATCGAAACAGATTGCAGCGTAACAACCTCTGCCGTTTCTAGCAGATCATCAAACTTGATCAGATAATCAGCAACGTCAGCCGGATCATGGCTGCCAACGTATAGCGGTGCGTCACTCATATAGCTACCTCGCGCCGGTTGCCGGCCAGCTTCACAATGCGCCGTGCTGCATTGGTCAAGCCATCTGTCAATATATTAACATTACTGCCAACCAAACCCAACTGTCCATCGTTGGCAACCACAATAACCGTCACGCCAAGCGTGGCTTGCTGGCCCACTAGGCCGATCACACCGGCATCAGCCAACACGCCCGCGTTGGCGCTTAGTGTAGCTTGCAAGCCCGCCAGGCCAAACGTGCCATTGTTAGGTGCAATAGTGGCATTTGCGCCAAGTGTAGCTTGACCACCAACCAAACCGATCGTGCTATTATCCGCACTAAACAGGATTGTTATGGCTAGCGTTGCCTCTTGGCCAACCAGCCCCAGTGTGCCAGCATCCGGTGCAATAGCGGCATTGGCGCTAACAGTGGCTGTCTGGCCTGACAAGCCAAGCGTGCCGGCATCTGGTGACAGAGTTGCAACGCCGCTAAAGCTTGCCGCCTCACCAACCAGCCCCAATGCGCCGGCATCTGCGGTGATAAAGGCAGCGGCTCCAAGGGTTGCGGTGCTGCCAACCAGGTCAAGCGTGCCAGCATCAGCCGTAACAGTGGCGTCTGCCGTGAATGACGTTGTGCTACCTAGCAAGCCAAACGTGCCAGCGTTGGCCACAACGTCAGCAACCGCGCCGATCGTTGCAGCGCCACCCACTAGGCCAAGCGTTCCCGCATCCGCCGTGATAGCCGCATTAGCAGATAGCGTGGCCTCTTGCCCGACAAGCCCGATCGTGCCGCTGTCAGCAACAAAGTTTGTGTCGGGCGGTTGGACAAACGCAAACCCGCCGTCCGGTTGGCCGCCTAGCGGATATGCGCCAAGAAACATGACGGTTCCTTAAACCGGAAGCGCCGGCCACTCAATGTGAAATGGATCAGCTTGCGTAGTAATATCACGCAAAGCCTGCCGATACAAAGCCCATTGGCTTTTGTCCGTGTTGGCAATTGGCGTGTCGTCTAGCTGCGTCCAGTCGGTGCGCGCCAGCAGGAAGTTGCGCCTGCCGCGAACCGCGTTCCACTCCTGTTCAGTGCGGGCGGTAACTTCTTCTTCGTTCATCGGCTCAACGGCCCACGTCTGCCGCCAGCGGCCATACTCATCCTTGACAGGCGCGACCTCTACGGCCTTTTCAAACGTGCTCAGATCAGGCTGGTTGCTGAAGTCGTAAAGGCCAAAGCCCAGCGGCTCAATGTCCTCCGCAACGAACGGCCAAGAAAAGCTGGTGTTCGGAAACAGCAAGCGGAAATTGTCCATAGTGACGGCATGGTTGACAGGCTGGCCATCAACAAGTTGAATGAACATGGTCATTATATTTGCCCTGTGTTTGTTGATGGGAAAAGCCGGGTGTTACCGGGCCAGATGATGCGGACAGCGCCTGAGCCGCCTGAGCCGCCAGGATAATCACCAAAACTAACTGGGTTCATTTCTGCATCGTAACATTCAAAATAAGCTGCGCCACCTCCTCCGCCGCCGTATATACCACCTGAACCGCCGCCGCTTAATTGGCCATTATTGCCGTTATTACCGCCGCTTCCGCCACCCCCACCCAACGCATTTTCGGTGGCACCCGTCCCGTTAGCGCCCTGACCATATACCCCAACTCCGCCGCCGCCGCCGCCGCCCCACCAGTAAGCACATTGGTTCGGGAATTGAAAACCACTAGTACGGCCACCGTGACCGCCGCCTGCACTGCCGCCAGTGCCTGCTTGGCCGGAACCGCCATTTCCGCCATTGCCTGAATATCCAGCAGCACCGCCGCCAGCGCCGCCATACCAACCAATATTCTGACCTGAACCGCCACTACCGCCGCCGTCTGTTGGTGCGCTTCTATTGCCGCCGTTGGAAATAAACGGGTTGCCGCCCCCGCCAGCAGCACATTCAAGCCCTCCAGTTGTGCTAGAGCCGCCAGCGGTGCCTGCATTACCAATTGGAAAACCGCCAGCACCAACTGTTATGGGTATCGACGCGCCGGGAGTTACAGAAACATTGTTTCGATAACTAAGCGCGCCCGCGCCGCCGCCTTGGGGAAAACCGCCTGCCGCTCCCCCACCAACAGCAACAACAGAAACACTTGTCACGCCAGCGGGAACAATAAATGAATACGTCCCCGGCGTTGTGTAAACCGCTTCAGTTGGCTGCGCCATCGTGGTAATGCTCCACGTTGACTGCGTAGCCCCAATGCTGACAAGAAACGAAGCCGTGGTGCTGTAATTTGGTGACGAGGTGCCTCGCACTCTAAAGTTCTGGCCAGGCGAGATTGTCCCCGATGACGTAAACGCCCCGCCGGCTACAGAACCTTCGCCACCGTTGGTTACAGACCAAGTGGTAGTTGCGTCATAACCAGTCGGCGTGATCGTGTTTGATGTTGTGAGCGTGGACAGGCTTGCGCCACTGACATTGTTAAAACCAAAAGCGTTTGGATCAAGGTCAGGGTTCACCCCGCTCGTCATCAGCAATGCGCGCGAAACCGGCCCCATCGTCTTACGCCGTGTAATTAATTTGCGGTGCCGCGCGCCAGTTAGCGCCGGCATCGTCAGTGACAAAAGTGATAAGGTGCGTCCTGCTGGTCGTCAGCGTCGGCGCAGTGCCGCCAGGCCAGCGCACCGTTGTCGGCCATGTGATTGTGCCGCTGGTGTGCGTCACCTCAAGGGTGAAGGCGAACGCCGTTCCACTAGCCGGCGGATTGCTGAATGTGAACGTGCTGTTTGCGGCAATCGTCTTGGTAAAATAGTTGCTGGTTGAGCAGTCAATATCAAGTGCGCCAACTGCGGTCGCTGTCTGTCGTATTGATCCGTTAGTAGAGATTGCACCGGTTAGCGTTGGGCCAGCAGACAGCACCACGTTGCCCGTGCCTGTGCTGGTTGTCACACCCGTGCCGCCACGCGCAACAGGCAATGTGCCGGTAACTGTGCCGGTGGAAAGATCAACAGCCAACGTGCCGCCAAGTGTGAGGTTGCCCGATCCCGTGACGGTGCCGGTTAGCGTCAAACCGTTGACCGTGCCGGTGCCACCAACGCTGGTAACGGTGCCGGTAAAAGCATCGTTAGAGGTGATCGTGAAGTTGGGATAGGTGCCGCTGATGCTAGTCGTGCCAGCGCCTGTCAGCGATACCGTTTGATCCGGTGCCGTGTTGGCGATCGTGATCGCGCCAGCAGCATTGGTGACGCTAATGCTGGTGCCAGCGGTTAGCGTGTTATTTTCCCACCGGGCTTGCGCAGCGTCATAGATCAGCACTTGCCCGCTAGCCAAGCCGGTGATCTGCACATCGTGCAATTCACTAAGCAATTCGCCAGTCTTGGCGCGCACAAACACGCTGCCATTGCTGGAGTTAACATTCGTGACAACCGCAACGGGTGAATGCCAAGCCGGCGCAACTGGCTGCACCTTAGTCAGTTCACCAGGATATGCTGCATCAAAATACAAAAAGTCGCCGACGGCCCACGTTTCTGGCACCGTCTTGTTTGCACCAGTCGTGTTAAACCCACGCACCGTGCCAAACTCAACAACGTAACCAAAGTCACCGTTAGCCACCGTTTGCGCAGCAATACCCATGATATATTCATGGCTAACCGTGCCGTTAGAAACAGCGTTGGTATATTCTAACTTGCTAGAACCGCCGACAACGCCGGCAAACATAACGCCGCGCCCTTTGGCAATTGATCCGCCGCTGTCATTCTTGGCGTGAAAAATAACATCTTGGCCAACGTGCAACGGAAACGCGCCGGTCAAACCAGCATGGAATGTTTCCATGTCAGCATCCCAAGCAATGCGCCCTGTCGTCACCGCTGCCGCTGCGGCAATATCAAACGTCACAAAGTCTGCCGTGGCAATGCCGCCTGTTAGGCCGGTCATTGACGTAATGTCGGCATTTGCCCCCGATGCCGCCGCGCTCAGATTGGCGCGCGCCCCAGCGGCATCCGTGGCCCCCGTGCCGCCGTCTGCCACTCCCAGCGTGCCGATCAAATCGGCGCTGCCCAAATCAATCACATCACGCGGATTGATAGCAAAAACCCGCTTTGCGCCTGCGGCAAAATCAATGCGGCTTCCGGTGCTGCTGTCCCGCAGCGTGCCACGGGACAGCGTATCCGGTGCCGTAAACGTGGTGTCGCAAATCTCAAAAGCCCCGGTTGGCCGGCCCGCACTGTCAATTGCCTCAATGACGATTGTTGCAGTGTCAGCGTTTGCCAACTCAGCCGTAAATGCCAGATAACCAGCCACCGCGCCGGCTAGGGTGATGTTCCCCGTGCCGGTCGTGGTGGAAGTTTCAGCTACACGGTAGGGCCGAAGATATGCCATTTTTTACACCAGTGCAGTTGCTGTGACCGTAAAGTTGGCAACAGTGATCGACGAACCACTGTTCGCCGTCTGCGCCGTGCCTGTGGTAACATACAGCAATGAGGAGCTAGTTGCTAGGGCAACGTGATCAACGGTGCCGGTGCTGTTGGCCACCACGTTTTTGCCGGTCACAGTCAGCACGCGGTTGCCGGTGCTGGTGGTCTTGGCATAATCACCGCCAGCCATGACAATAGCAGACGCATGACGAGCCTTGGCAATGGCATCAGCACGATCGGTCGGCTGACCGTTGCAGATATACATTTCCGTAGCAGTAGCGATAACATCAAGCGGCGCATCCTGCACAGCTTGGCTTGCGAATTTAGCCATATTTCATTCCTTTTCCACCGGATCGGCTGGGCCGTCCAACTCTAGCACCTGGGACAAATCACCTTTCCAAGCCCAACCGCCCCAGTGGTTAAGCTTAAGATTTGCGGCCATCCAAATACTGCCGCCTAATGCGCGCCAGCGTTCGCAAAAATTATAATCTTCGCTGAACTCTTGCCGGCCATACTTTGTATCACGAATTTCAAATTGAAAGAACGCATAGTTATCTTGAAACTGCCCGTCCTTGTTGTGAGCCAGATAATGAATTTCCGGCATGGCGTCACGCATTTGCTCAAACACGCGGCGGCGCAACAGCATAAAGCCGGTGCCTCCACGCAAAACCTCTAGTGCGCCGGTCGTTTCACAAACAGCCACTTTTTCGTTGTCATGTGGGACAAACTCAAAGTTATATTCATGCCGCTCATTCTTTTTGCGATATGGCCCAACGGCCACATCCTTGTGCAAATTAAGCAGCGCAATAATGTCCTTAACATCAAACTCGATGTCAGCATCAACAAACATCAAATGCGTGTAATCGTCGTTTTCCAAAAGCGCCTTAGCAGCCTGATTGCGCCCGCGATGCACTGCGCTATCTTTAAACAGTGCGGCTCCAAACGGGATATCCAACGCCGCAAGATTGGCCAAAGCCATTGCGTAGGATTGCGTAAACGCTGGCGTCACAGTGTCATGAACGTGACAAGCTACTAGCAACTTAATAGGAATTTCCGACACGCATTCTCCTTTCGTTAAAAAAGTGGGGCAGACCACTTCCAAGCCTGCCCCACCAATTCCGCATTAGGTGCGGGTGCCGATCAGCTTGATCGCTTCGCTGTCGATCACCGTGCCGCCAACGCGCTTCAGAGCATAGAACTGCACGAAAGGCTTGTTGGTATACGGATCACGCAGCAGCGTGGTGTTGACACGATCAACGATCGTGTAACCGCGCTGGAAGTTGCCGAACGCCACCGGGAGGGTGTTGGTAGCCACATCCGGCATGTCAGGCATTTCGACCACAGCATAGCCAAGGATGGTAGCCGGCTGGCTATCCATCATGCCCGGACGCCAGATATAAGCGCCGTCATTATCCTTGAACTTGCGCACGGCAGCCTGGGTCAGGCTGTTCATGCCCCAAACCGCGCCCGCGCGCAGTTCAGACTTCATGGCCATGATCGTGTCAATGAACGTGTCAGCCGGATTGGCCGTGCTTGTGGTGGCAATGAAGCCGCCAGCAACGCCGGTCTTGATCATCTGAAGTTCACCGAACAGGCGGGTTGCATCACCGCTGGTCGCAACCGTAGCGGACAGGAAGCCACGCGGCTGGTTGGTGCCGTTGCCGCTGATGAAAGCAGAACCTTCAGCCTTGGCAAATTCAGCAGCAATTTCAGAAGCAATCCACGCTTCAACGTTGAAGAAAGCATCGTCAAGCATACGCTGGGTTGCGGCGATGTTGGCGTAGATTTCACCAACCGGCGGCGCAATTTCACGCAGTTCCGGTGCGGTCGTCGTCGGACGCGAAGCGGTTTCACCCACCCAGCCCGAAGCGGTGCCACGGACGTTGACCAGCTTCTTGTAGTCAGGCGTCGAAACAGTCACGATGTTTGCCACCGAACGGAACGGGCTGATTTGCTTGATCAGATCAAGAATTGCACGATCCAGTTCTTCCGGGACAGCCACGCCGCCTTCGTTGGCAGTGACAGTGTTCAGGGTTGCGCCCTTACGCTGCACTTCTTCTTCGTAACGCTCACCCTTGCGCGTCCAGTTCAGGAAGGCGGTCTTGTATTCCGACTGCGCTTCAGCAGCGGCGTCAACCACCTTGCCCGCCAGCAGTTCGCGCTTGGCCGACTTCACTTCTTCCTGCATGTCCGAAATGGCCGCGTTGATGCGGTCAACTTCTTCCTTGCGAACAACGTCAGCGGTTGCGCCCTTGATTTCGGCGGCAATTACGGAGTCGTTCTTGCTCTTGAATTCTTCAAAGGCACGAGCGATGCCTTCAAGCTTTTCATTAATATCAGCCATTTGAGTTTCCTTTCAGCATGGCAATGAGACGATCGGCAGCCTGGGCTGCCTGCTTCGCCGCTTCCGCCTCAGCATCCCGCCGATTGGATTTGGCTTCATAACGACTCGCAATGCGAGCCGACTCAGACTTAGAATATCCGGCATCCCGCAAGACATGCTCCAAGTCACGAATGGTATTAATATCATCAGCAGATTTGACTGACAACACACGCGCCTTGTCATTGGCCGGAAAGCCAACAACAGACACTTCCAACAGATCAACGCTTTTTAGCGTGCGGCGCGGCTCATCTGGTCGGCTGCGCAACGCATATTCCACCGGACGGAAGCCGATCGAAAGCCCCGTGATTGCGCCAGCCTTAAGCGCCTTGTAAGTGTCCATGCCTTGCGTGGTGTCCAGCAAGAAACCTTTGACGCGCAAGCCAGTGCTATCTTCGCTCATTTCCGTCCACTTGCCCACCGGCAACGCTTCC